CAGATCCAACCGGATCTAGTTCGTAAGTGGGAGGAAGCATTTAGTCAGATTTTGAAGGAGTGGGATTAATGGCAGGTAATAGAACCCTTAAACTCTCGATCCTTGCTGACGTTGATGATCTCAATAAGAAGTTAAAAGCAGCTAACGGTGACGTTGAGGAATCTGCTGGCAAATTAGAAAAGTTTGGCAAGGTCGCAGGTGCAGCCTTTGCTGCTGCTGCAACCGCAGCTGCTGCTTATGCAATCAAGATTGGCGTTGATGGCGTTAAGGCTGCTATTGCTGATGAACAAAGCCAAATCAAATTAGCGTCAGCATTAGAGAATGCAACAGGTGCTACTAAAGCCCAGATTGCTGCTACTGAGGATTCCATCGATAAGATGGCTCGCGCTACTGGTGTAGCAGATGACAAGTTACGTCCAGCCCTTTCACGCCTTGCTCTTTCAACAGGCGATGTATCTAAAGCCCAAGAATTACTTTCACTCGCTCTTGACATTTCAACTCAGACAGGTAAGCCACTTGAAGGCGTAGCCAATGCTCTAGGCAAGGCTTATGATGGCAATACAGCAGCTCTTGGCAAGTTAGGTATTGGTTTATCTAGCGCTGAATTAAAGGCGATGTCATTTACTGATGTTCAAACTAAGTTAAGTGATCTATTTGGTGGAGCAGCTGCTAAGAACGCTGCTACCTTCCAAGGTCGCATGGATCGTCTAAAGGTAGCCTTTGATGAAGGCGTTGAAGCAATCGGTGTTAAGTTGCTCCCAATCATCGAAGCACTTATCAAGATTATTATTGAAAAGGTTGTTCCTGGGTTTGAGAAGTTTGCCAAACTCTTTGATCCAATTAAAAAAGCAATTGATGATAACAAAGAATCTTTCCAAGCACTTGGATCATTCATTGTCGATTATTTGGTTCCAGTATTTACAGTTGCATTGGGTGGAGCCATTTCATTCGTAGCCAAGATTGCTGGCGGTGTAATAGACATTGTGGGCGGAGTTATCAACGTGATCCGTAATCTGGTCTCAGGAGCCATAGATGGCATTAATGCCCTTATTAAGGCTTATAACGCCATCCCAATCTTGCCTAACATTCCAACTATTTCTAAGCCTTCATTTACTCAGCCAACAGTTTCAGCGCCAAAGGTCAGCACTCCAACCTATACAGCGCCCACCATTTCAGCCCCAACTGGTGGCGGATCTACTGGTACAACATCCGGTACAAGTTCAGTAGCCTCAGCTGCTTCAAGTGCTGCAACAGCATCGACTGCCATTGGTTCATTTAATGCTGGATCTTTCCGCTTGGCTGAATCTGCTTCAATGGCACCGGTTTACAACATCAATGTAACTGGAGCCTTGGACAAGGAAGGTGTTGCCCGTCAGATCGTTGAAATCATTAATGACTCAGCAGCGCGTGGTACTGGTGGCGTAGGAGCGTTCCAAGCAGTATGAGCCAATGGACTCCAGAGTGGCAATTAACCATTAATGGCGGTGGTGATTACACAAACCTTACTCTTTCAAATCTGACCATTACTTCAGGTCGCCAGGACATTTATTCGCAACCTTATGCTGGTTACTGCAACGTTGAAATTATCAACCTTGACCAATCGCCTATCGTCATGGACATTAATGACCAGATCAGCATCAAGGTTAAAGACTCAACTGGAACCTTTGTAAACGTATTTGGTGGGTATGTCACAGACATCGACGTAGAGGTCACCCAAGCCTCATCTACGGCTATTTCAGAGCGTATCAAGGTGATTGCCTTGGGAGCGCTATCTAAACTTCCTAAAACCCTCACAGAAGGCGTTTTAAGCAAAGACTTTGACGGCAATCAAATTTACACAATCCTGAGCCAAGCCTTATTCAATACTTGGAATGAAGTGCCTGCTGCAACGACATGGGCAACTTACACACCAACGACAACCTGGGCTAATGCTGAAAACTCCGGACTTGGTGACATCGATCAACCAGGCGACTATGAATTGACTGCTCGATCATCCAATACGACAGACATTTATAGCCTTGTATCCTCTTTGGCTACTTCTGGACTTGGATACCTCTTTGAGGATGCCGAAGGGCGAATCGGGTATGCCGATAGCACTCATCGCAGCTCTTATCTTGCCACTAATGGCTATGTCGATTTAACTGGTAATCATGCTTTATCTCGCGGTGTCAGAACTACAAAACGCTCAGGCGATGTTCGCAATAACGTCACAATTACTTACAAAGCCAATGCCCAGCAATCTGCATCCAATGCCGAATCTATTGCTACTTATGGGCAACAGGCTTATGAGATTACAACTTCGTTAGAAAACTCGGCGGACGCGGCATCTCAGGCAAGTTTCTATCTTGCTTTGCGCGCCTTTCCAGAGGCTCAATTCAAGTCAATTACTTTCCCAATTAGTAATCCAGAAATCGATGATACCGATCGCGATGCCTTGCTCAATGTCTTTATGGGTATGCCAGTAAACATTAGCGATCTGCCATCAAACATCACTAACGGTCAATTCCAAGGTTTTGTAGAGGGCTGGACTTTTAGTGCTGGTTATAACTCACTTTATTTAACTTTGACTGTCTCACCAACCGCCTATAGCCTCCAGTCCACTCGTTGGAACGGAGTCTCAGCAGCCGAGACATGGAACAGCATTGACGCAGGGCTTGAATGGATTAACGCTACAATAGTAGCCTGATAAAGGAGAAACATGGCAACAACAACTAACTACGCCTGGGAAACCCCGGACGATACCGACCTCGTTAAGGACGGCGCAGCTGCTATCCGTACGCTGGGCTCCTCTATCGATACAACTACAAAGGCGCTCAATCCATCAACGACACTTGGTGACATTGAATACCGTTCATCAACTGCTAATACAAATACTCGTTTAGGCATTGGCACAACTGGTCAGGTTTTGACTGTTTCAGGTGGCGTTCCATCATGGGCAACTCCAGCGGGTGGCGGAAAAGTTTTACAAGTCGTCCAAGCAACTTCAACAACTAGTACAAACATTACATCTTCGACTTATACAGATTCAGGTTTGAGTGCAACCATCACACCAACACTTTCCACAAGTAAGATACTGGTATTGGTAACTCAGCAAACAAGTTTGTATCGTTCGGCAACTCAGGCAAATGTTTATGGTTCTGTTCAATTACTGCGCGGTTCTACAGCAATTTGGACAAATGACATTGAGGCTTTGGCGATGGATAATCCTAATAGCGGTCAAACTGCTGCAGCGTTTTATCACATTTATTCTGCTCACTACCTTGATTCACCAGCAACAACATCTGCGACTACTTACAAAACACAAGGAAATCGTCAGACTGGTGGATACATCAACTTCCAAACTAACAGTTCAATGTCCACAATGATCCTGATGGAAATAGGTGCGTAATGAATTATCTATCTTTGGCAATTTCTAAACTTCGTCCATCTGCTGAGTTTTCTTTTACCGACAATGATTACTCAACTATCAAGTGGGATACTCTTGAAGGCAAAGCACCAACTCAGGCTGAAATTGACGCAGCTATTGAAACAATTAAATCGGATGAAATTGCAGCAGCAAATAAAGCATTATCAGATAAAGCAATAGCACAGGCAAAACTGGCAGCGCTAGGTTTGACAACTGATGATTTAAAGGCTCTTGGTTTGTAATGAAACCTCGTTTATCGAAATCAGTTGTGCAACTCAGAGAACAGGCGGACGATGCTTATCCAGATCGAAAGCGTGACTCTGACGGCACAATCGGAGATGCCAAGCACTCAGCCAGAAAGAGCGATCATAACCCTGACCCTGATTCAGGGATTGTCCGCGCTCTCGATCTCGATGCTGATTTCGACAAACAAGCCTCCACAGCTGCTTACGTTGCCGACCAGATTCGAATTGCAGCCAACAGATAAACGCATTGCTTATGTCATCTTTAATCACAAGATTGCAAGCGCTCGAAGCCTCTGGCGTTGGCGCAAATACACCGGAGTTAATCCACACACCAAGCACATCCACATCAGTTTTACAAAGGCTGGCGACGAGAATCAAGCGTTTTTTAACATTCCATTACTAGGAGGAACTAATGACACAGGATCTAAAAAAGATGTTAGCAAGTTGGGGCAGAGCGTTCCTAACAGCTGCTCTTGCACTTGTCGCTGCGGGCGAAACTGACCCAAAGAACATTGCTTACGCTGGTGCGTTGGCAACGATTCCTCCTATCTTGCGTTGGTTGAATCCTAAAGATGAAGCCTATGGTCTACGGTGAGCGCGAATGATTGGGCGGGACTCATTCTCGCCATTGCCTCGACGTTTACTATTGTTGTTGGCGGTTTGCGTTATCTGGTTCGCGGTTGGTTGTGGACTCTTACGCCGAATGGTGGATCATCTCTCGCTGACCGATTGGCAAGAATAGAGACACGCCAAGAACAGATGATGGAATTACTCAAGAAGTAAGGGACACTTATCCACATGGCAAGAAAAGCAACTAAGGCGCTAGAGGATCAAGGTTATTCAAAACTGGATGCTTACTGCATTGGGTTACATGAGTACTACAAATCTTTGCGCAAGGCTGGCTTTAACGAGGATCGCGCTCTTTATCTTTTATCGGTCGTAGATTCTTATCCTGGGTGGATCTTGCCAGACCCTATCGAACCAGAGCGGTTTGGTGACTATGAGGACGACGACGAGGACTAATGACAGTCAAAAGAATCGCTTGGATCTCAGACATTCAAGCACCGTTCTTTCACGAAGCAGCAGTCAAGAATCTAGGCAAGTTTTTAAGGGCTTATAAGCCTCACCAAACCATTTGTATTGGCGACGAGATCGATCTACCTCAACTCGGTGGATTCGCTCAACCTTGGCAAGAAGTTGAAGGCAACATCGATGAGGATCGCAAACTCACTTTAGAGATTTTGGAATACCTAGGCGTTACTGACGTAGTTGGCTCCAATCATGGAGCGCGTGTTTACAAGTCTTTGTCTCGCAGACTGCCCGCATTTATGAACCTGCCAGAGCTGCGCTATGACAAGTTTATGGGCTATGACAAGGCTGGCATAAAATACCATCCAAACGGTTTTGACTTTGCTCCAGGTTGGCATACTTGTCATGGAGACGCTTTCCCACTATCAAACAAACCTGGACAAACAGCCCTAAATGGTGCTATGCGTATGGGCAAGTCAGTAGTGTCAGGACACACTCACAGACTAGGGCTATCAGCCCACTCAGAAGCCTCTGGAGGGCGCTACGGGCGCATTGTATGGGGAGTTGAGGTTGGCAACCTTGTAGACCTTTCAAGCCCTGGTATGGGCTACACAAAGGGTTATGCAAACTGGCAGATGGGCTTTGTGGTAGGTACTTTACATGGTAAGCGCTTTACGCCTGAACTCATCCCAATCGATCCCAAGGATGGTTCGTTTATTTATCAGGGCAAACGCTGGGGCTAAATCGTTACCGTTTCGTTATCTAAATTAACGTGTAATTGTCTGCCAGATGTGAGACCGTAATCCTGTAGCCAACAATGGTTACAAGAACGGGAGCAAAGAAATGGATCTACAAGTACCAGTAATTGTTTTATTACTAATTGCTAATGTTTTATGGTTTATCGTGGGTTGGGGCAAAGGCTTTACAGAGGGCAAGCGCGAAGGCTTGGCGATTGGCAAGAACAGTCAGCGCGTGAGTGTTAATGCGCGCTAATGACATCCTTAACGAAGCCCAAGACCTCATCGCAGACCGCGGTAAAGATTACGGCTTGGCAGCTCTCAATCACCTTCGA